GAAGTCAACTGCGTCGGGCGCCGAGATGCCGTAGTTACCGGCGGTCTCCCCTGCATTCTTGATGAGGAACCCGGGCCGGTTGGCCATCTCGACGCCCTTTCGCTGTCTGATACCGATATCAGCTTACCCGGCGACGGGGCGCAGGGCGACTACTGATCGGTGGGCTCTGCCCCGTGCTCGGGGATGGCGGGGGAGCCGTCCTCGTTGGCCTTGGAGCTGGGGTCGGCGTGGCCGACCAGGGCCTGGTCCCGTGCGACCGCTTCCTTGGCCGCCTGGTCCGCCTGATCTTCGGCGGTACGGTCGGCCTCGGCGGCGAGCTGCGCCTCGAAGGTGCTGTTGGCCTCGTCCACGACGGACTGCGGCGGCTGGTTGCCGTCCCGGTCCTGCGTGGGGTTCGGCGCCGTCATCTCGAACGGGGCCGTGCCGGGCAGCGGAGCGGGCTCCGGGATCTTGCCGTCAGCGGTGAGGTCGTCACGCTGGTACTTGGCCAGCACCTCGTCGCTGAGGCCCAGGATCTCGTCGGGCGTGTAGCCCTTGGCCTGGAGGCGCCCCATGGCGTCGTTGTCCTGGAGCGTGCGGAACAGGAGGCTGTCCTCCTGTGCTGCCTCGGCACCCTCGACACGCTCGTCGGCGGTGGGCTCCAGGCTGGCGTCGAGCTGCACGTCCTCGCCTGCGGCATCGGTGCGGGTCTCGTCGGCCGTGTCGGGCTGGCTGGTCTTGCTCATGTCAGTGGCTCCTTCAAGTCGTTGGGGACTAGGAGACCGTGACGGTGACCGTGCTGGTCTTCACCGAGCCCTGGGCATCGGTTGCGGTCAGCACGATCGTCTTGGCCCCCGTCGTCGCATAGGTGTGGTTGACCGACAGCGACAGGGTGGTGGTACCCGTGAAGTTGCCTGTCGAGACGGAGCCACCATCGCCCCAATTGATCGAGTAGGCGGTGGTGCCGCCCTCGGGGTTGGAGCCGGTCCAGGCGAACGCCTTGGAGACGGTGGCCGTGGCGACCTGCGTCGTGCCCCCGGTGGGAGTGAGCGTGGGCGCCTCGTCCAGTACCTGGACAACGGAGATGGTGGACATGATGGAGACCCTCCTTGGATCAGTGCCAGATCTTGCCGGTGGACGCCAGCTCACGAGCCACGTCCACGGGGACACGGTACACGTGACCCATCGTGAAGCTGTAGATGCGGGGCGGGCGGCCTCCGGCGGTGATGGACATGTTCTCGATGTCCTGGTTCACCCGGATCTCGACCGTGCGAGCACCCATGGGCGTGGCGGTGGGGATCACGGAGTCCACCGTGATCTCCTTCGGGATGAAGCCGAGGTTCTGCGCCACGTTGGCGTTCTGGCTCTGCGGCTGCGGCTGGTTCGGGTTGCCGACCTGGGCCGGAGGAGCAACCTGCGGCTGCGGGAAGGAGCCGTTGTTCAGGGTCGGACCCTCGGTGTACTGCTGCGACGGGGCGGCCTGCGGCAGGACGTTCTGGACGGGCAGCTGCTGGGGCTGCGGGGCGACCTGCGGCTGCATGGGAGCGGGCTCCTGCGGCGGCATGACGGCGGGCTCCTGGACCTGGGCGATCTCGGCGGCCATCACGGCGGCCGGAGCTGCCTGCGGGGTCACCTCGCCCGTGGGAAGGGGGGCGGCGGTCTGCGCCGGGGCTGCGGGAGCCTCGGTCGTGACTTCGGCGGTGGGGGCCTTGGCAGTGCGGGGTGGCATGATGTTGTTGCTCCAAACGGGTATGGGGAAATGAGTGTCTCACTGGCGAAGGGGAGCGACCCGTAGGCCCCTCCCCAGCGCTCAGTTCTTCAGGCCGGAGCCCGCCGACTAGTTGGTGCGGATCTTGACGACCGCCGAGTCGGTGATGAGGCCGAAGCCCCAGATGGCGTACCAGGCGAGGGCGTGCTCACGACCGAAGTCGAGGACACCACCGTCACGCAGCTCCACCGGGAGGCTGATGGCGTGGCCGAACGAGTTGTCGCCCAGCATGAGGGCCTCCAACACGTTGTTGATGCCGCCGCCACCCGCCGGGTAGCCCGAGACCCAGGACTGATCCCAGCCGGGCTGCGCCACGGCCGTCGGGGCGTACCCGGCGTCCATGGCCACGTCGGCCGCAGCCGAGCCCTGAAGGACGTCGAGCGGACCCTCGTAGGGGTTCGCCGAGCCCAGGCCGCCGGTCGAGGCGTCCTCGGGACGCCAGTCGAGGGAGCCGCCGCCGGAGTAGGTCTCCCGGTAGTACGGGGTGTAGTCGAACCCCGGGTCCACCGAGAGCGGGTGACCGATCTGGGTGGTCTCGATGAACACCGTGTCGTAGAGACGGCCGATCTCACCGAGCATGAAGTTGCCCGGTGCGGCGTACTTCGTGACCTCGATGAACTCCGGGGTGTCCCGGATCTGGCGGCTCTGCGCCGGGTGGATGAAGCAGATGTACGTGTCGCCCAGGCGGGGGATGTTCTTGCTCGCCAGGGTGTACGTCGCATCCTTCACCGCAGCCGGGGTGAACTTGAAGGCGGCGGCGGCGTCGTCGATGGTCGTCGCCGTGCCCTGCGTGCCGGAGTTGTAGATGCCCCGGCCCGTGGTGATGCTGGCGGGCTCGGAGTAGCCGTACACGACGGACGACGCCGACTGGATCGTGGAGCGAGCCTCCAGGTCCATGTAGGTCGCCATCGAGCGCCCGAGGAGGCGGCTGGAGCTGGCCAGCACGTCATCGAACGAGGCGTTGAGGAGCAGCTCGGACATCGCAATGCCCTGGCCCTGCTCGGCCACGGTGATGCGGTACTGCTGCGCCGTGATGGCGAGCGTCTGCATGCGGATGCCCTCGACCAGCGGACCCGAGGGGATCGGCAGGTTGTTGTAGCGCATGAAGTTGACCGTGAGGCCCGGCATGACGCCCAGCTCGGTCTTCTTCACGGCGAACTGCTCGAAGCGAAGCACGGGCATCGCCTGGAACAGGATCTCCTTCGACCAGATGGTCTGGATCGCCGGGGTGAGGGCCGTCGAACCGGCGGTGGCCGACTGGCCGTAGCCAGTGACGTTGCCGGTTGCGCCGGTCGCCGGGTTCATGAGCCCGTAGGCCGAACCCGTGACGCCGGTGGCGAGACGGTTGGTGCCGGTGATGCCGCCACCGTTGGGGAGCTGGAATGCCATGGGATGTCCCTCCTAAGGACTGGAATTGGGGATTTGTGCAGTCCTACGGACTACTGGCCGCCCTGGTAGAACTGCTGGGTTGCGGCGGCGTGCAGGCGATCCCGATTGGCCCGGAACTCTTCCATCGACATGTTCCGGATCGTTCCCGGATCAAGCTGCTGGAAGGCCGGTCCTTGCTCCAATGGCCCGACGGGGAAGGCGCCGCTGGACGACACCCCCCGCATTTCGCTCAACGGCACCTGAGGAGCCGCCGAGGCGATCTGTGGTACGCCCGGGACGGGCTGAGCGCCCATCACGGACTGGAAGCCGCCGACGATGGCGGCCGTCCGGTTGATCATCTCCTGGAAGGATGCGTCGATCTCTTCCTTGGTGTTGCCGGTGATGAAGTCACGCAACTCGGGCATGACGTGCTCACCCATCTCGATGAGGAGGCGGTCACGATACCCATCGAGCTGGGCGACCTCCTGCTCCTTGAGACGGATGGCCTCACCGACGGCGATCTTGTTCTCCAGCTCCTGGACCTTGGTGGCGCTCTCCTGGCGCACACGCTCGATCAGCTGGGTGGCGTCGAGGCCACGCTCCTCTTCGAGGCGCTGGCGCTCACGCTCGGCGTCCTCGGCGGCCTTCTCGGCGGCGAGGCGGGCCTGGCGCTCCTGCTCGAACGTGGCCAGGGTGGCCTCGGCCTGCGTGATGCGGTCGTAGAGCTTGTCCTTCTCCTCGGTCCGGGCCTGGCCGAGCATCTGCTGCACGACCTCGATCGGGAGAACCTGCGGCGCCTGGCCGGGAGCCTGGACGAGCTGCACCGGGGGGAGCTGCTGGCCAACGAGCGGCTGAACGTCACCCACGAAGCGGGGCTGCGGAGGAGTCACACCCGGGCCGAACTCACCGATCTGCGGGAGTGCCTGGACCGGGACTGACTGCTGCACGACGGGAGCTGCCTGGACGGCAACGGGCTGGCCCGTCACGGGGTCGATGGCGTACTGCGCAGCGGGGTTCTGGGTGAAGCTCATGTGAGTGTGTCCTTCTACGTGACCTGATATGGGTATCTGCCCTGGTATGTATAGCAGACCCGATAGGCCATATGGAACAGGCTCCTGGAGAAATCCAGGGAGACCCTACTCTCCCGGATTCTCGTTGAAATCGGCCCGCTCGGGCGGGGACGGCTGGAAGGCGATGGACATGATCTCCTGAGCAAGCACCGGATCCACGGAGGGAACCATGCCGGTGGGGTTGCCGTTGGCGTCCGGCGGGCCGTCCATGCCGGGGATCACCAGCGGCTGCCCGTCGGGTGTCATACCCGTGGCCTGCATGATGAACTGGTTGGCGCCTGCCTGGATGAGCTGGAGCGCAGCGGCTCGCTTCACTTCCTCGATCTGCTCCTCGTAGACCTCCTGGAGCTTCTGGTCGGGGAACTTCTCGCCGAGCGCACGCATGCCGCCGACCTTGCTCTGGAGCCCGACCGCCATGAGTGCCTGCTGCTCGTTGAGGATGAGCAACTTGTCCATCGGCAGCGGGTCGATCCACTCGACGCTGGTCTGGTACGTCATCGGGTCTTCGGGGCTGAGCCACGGGTACTGGTCCGGCCCGAGCTGGATCGCCGAGACCATGGGGTTGTACTGGAGCCACTCGGGCTCGTAGACGGCGGCGTACCTGATGATGAGGGCGTTCACGTCCTTCAGCAGCTTGGTGTACGTCACCAGCTTGAGCTGCCGCTTCTGGATCATGGAGAGGTACACCATCGACAGGGCGGCCCCGGAGGTGTTGGTGATGGGCTGGGCCTGGCCGAGCGCACCGGAGGGCACGCCGGTCATCTCGTGCATGGCCTGCTTCAGCAGCTCCAGGAAACCGAGCGGCGCCGCCAGGTTGTTCTCCAGCTGGAGGTTGGTGACCTTGGCCCCGGCGTTGGGGATCGACCAGACCTTGCGGGGACCCTTCTCCAGGTTCTGCGCCTTGGCGCCCGTGATGACGGTGACTGGAGCGGAGTGGTAGTTGAGGATGTCACTGATCTCAGTGGCCTTCTCGTTGTATTCCCGGTTGAGGGAGATGAGGTCCTCGATGTCGGAAGTGCCCCACGGCGAGCTGGCCACCCGCATGTTCGGGCAGAAGGCGACGGGGATCAGGCCGAGCGGGTTGGCCCGCTCGTCAATCAGCTCGTCATCGACGTACTCCCTGATGATCTCGTCGGTGATCACCTCGACGTAGGTGTGCATCGTGCGGGCGCCGTCGGCGGCCTGGCCCCAGAACTTGTACTTCAGCTTGAACTCGACCAGCCGGGTACGGTCGTGGGGGTGGAACGTCGGGAAGCAGTAGGCCGGGTTGATCGGCAGGATGCGGATCTTGGGCGGGTGGATGACACCCACTGAGTCCTGGTACGGCGGTTCCCAGGCGACCTTCACGAAGATGTCTCCGGAGACCGTGCCGTACTGGCCGATCTCGAACAGCAGCGTCGCCTGGTCGTTGTCTTCCTGCCACACCCGCCGGAGCAGGTAGGGGATGATCGCCGACGACGCCTCCGGCGAGTGGTGATGGACACCCTTGCCGAAGTTGAAGCTGATGAGGTAGTCAGCGAAGGCCCGGACCCAATTGAAGGTCAGCTGGGCGTCGCCCATCGGGACTCGGTGAGCCCAATGGTGTCCCAGGTAGAACTCCCAATTCCTAGCATACCTATTTAATCTAGTGCCATTCTAAATGAACCTCGAACTCCTCGTCTGCAAGCTCAACAAGCCCCAAGGGGCTCACGGAGATTGAGAGGTCGGAGCCCGAGGCTCGGGCTGATCCTGGATAGAACGCTACTGACATGACAGCATCACCCCCTTCCCTGTCGGCTATACTCATTTACATGAGAATTGGAGACGTATTCGGACAGCTCACCGTGATCGAACTCTTGGGGAAGCGAGCCAGGTGCCGGTGCGAGTGTGGAGCCTACACCGAACCTTGGCGTGCAAACCTCACTGGCGGAAGAACCACTACCTGCGGCCAACACCGACTTGATATCGGTATCGGTGACGTGTTCGGTGATTGGACAGTCGTCGCCCTGGACCCGGCTATCACAATCCGGGCCGTCTGCTCCTGCGGCGTGGAGAAGTCCGTCAACAGGTACTCCCTCATGCGGGGTGATTCCACGTCCTGCGGGCACTCCAGACTTACGGGTCCTCGGGCTCGGCTGCACAACATGTGGGAGTGGATGGTATCCAGGACTACGAACCCCGCTGACCCGATGTACCGCTACTACGGCGAACGAGGTATCACCGTCTGCGAAGAATGGCTGGCAAGCGCCGATGCCTACATCGACTGGGCTATCACCAACGGCTTCAAGAAGTCCTCGGGCCTGCAAGTTGATCGCACCGATAACGACGGCCCGTACTCCCCGGATAACTGCCGGGTCGTCACCCGAGCGACCAACGCCAACAACAAGAGCAACAACCGGCGAATCGAAGCCTTCGGAGAAAGTAAGACCATCGGAGAGTGGGCGGCCGACGAACGCTGCGCTGTCAGCTACGCCACGCTCTGGGCACGTATTCGAGACGGGCGAGACGCTGAAGGTGCCATCACAACACCGGCTTTGCCGGGCCGAGGCCGTCGCCCGAGCTGAGCCCGGGTAGAAAGCGACCGACATGGTGAGTCACCCTAGTCCATCTCATAGTCGGGCTTGCGAGAGCCGTAGTAGTCCCAAGCATTCTCGGTACCAATGGCCCGAGCCTGGGCGTCCCACTTGGCGTAGGGGTTCCGGTGCTCGTTCTCCTGGGCGTCCTGCTCGGCGTACTTCACCTTGGCGCTCTGGGCCGCCACCTTGTCCAGATTCTGTGGCGTGATCTGCCGAACCTGGGCGAAGAGCTGGCCGCTGAGCACGTCGGCGGTCATGCGGTGGTTGCCGTCGATGAGCGTCGGTGGGTGCAGCTCGGCAAGGCCATGCTGGGCCTGGTCGGGGAACTCCTGCCAGACCACCGGCACGTCTCGACCGAGCTGCCGGGGAATGCGAGGTGTGGAGCCCAGCGAGCGGTCGCCCATGAGGGAGTTGACACGCTGGGCCGAGACACGCTCTTGCACGGTGTTGATCGCCGGGTAGTCTTCATTGCTGCTCTGGATCGGGATCTCCACGAGGTCACCCTTGTTGCGGGCACTACGAGTCGAGCCCCAGTATGTGGCCTCGGCGGGGACTCCTGAGTGCGGCCCCCAGATATGGCCGATGCGGCCATCGGTCGCCTCATCAGAGCGCATCTCTCCGGCAGCCGGGAGGCCCGTTCGAGGGTGATACCCAATATCTTCGATGTCCGCCTCGTCGTAGTCGCCGGTCTTCCACGAGCCGTCGGCCATACGCTCCAGCGAGATGTTGCCGTCCTCGCTCCGCTGCTCGTAGGAGACCCTCGTGGAGGCCGCCCGTGAGAGGCGAGCACGAGCAGACGGTGCGCCTGCGGGATTCACCGGGGAGAACTGCGTGGCCAGGTGGCCCATGCCAGGCAGCGTCGGCTGGTCCATGGACATGTCAGAACCCCAGGGACTGCTGGCCCTCGATCTGGGCTCGGCTGATGCTTTGGGCAGCGGAGCCCTGGCTGGTAGAAGCTGTGCGGGACCTGGGGGTGTACTCCGGGTCCTTGCCCGCAACACGCCGGGCTTCGGTCCAAGCGACTTCCTGCATCCCCACGGAGGGCATGTTCGAGTTGCCTGAAGAATCCACACTTCCGGTAGCCAGGCCGACCCTCTCGGCAGCCCGGATGGTTGCATCGTTGTTGAAGGCGTGAACCATGGTCGTGGGCTTGACCGCACCGCTGGGGTGGGCAGAGACTCCCTGCTCGTCCTTCTTCCCGATCTCCATGGTCATCTTGTCAGAGCCGATGGTCTTTCCCAGGTTGGTGCGGCCCCCCCGGCCGACCGAGGTAGCGAAATCCTGACCCATGGTGATACTGTGCATCCACGAGTCCTCAGCTGTGTTGCCCCGCGGGTTGAGAATGCCCTCGGTGGAGTCAGCCATCCCGTTCAGATCGAGCCGAGTTTGGCCCATCATCTCGTGCCCGGTGAGGGTTCGGGTGATGTGGTGCATGCGGTCGGAGTACTCACGATGCACGTCGGATCCGGGGACCGCATTCTGGATGGCGGCCTCATACGAGTGGACCTTCGGCTCCGTGAGTGGCTTGATGGGGTTGGACGGGTTGTCGGCTGACATATGGGCCATAGCCCGCCTACCGTTGCGGTCGGGGCCGGATCGCCGGAGCCCCCGGTCCACATCCTCACCACGCTCTCCGTTCACGTGGCGCATGGTGGCGTCAATAGCCGCCTTCTCGTTGTCCGGAGAATTGAGCGGACTCATCACGGCAGAGCCGGTGATGGCCTGCCGGGTGGGGAAACCGTGCTCGGCGGCACTGGCGGCGATGTCAGCATGGTGGTCGAAGTACCACCCACTGCCGCTGGCCACACCCTCTTCAGCGGAGCGCTGGATGCCTGCGACGAAATGCCCCACACGGCGGTCAGCTGCCGTCTGGAGGGTGACATTCACGTTCTTGACGTGCGGTTGCAGTTCCCGCAGGTTGTTGGCCTGGCGCCCGGCCTTACGGGCAGAGTCACTGTCGGAAGCAGCCGCTGCGGCGTCGAGCTGTTCGATACGGCCAGCGAGAGCATCTTTGGCCCGACCCGCCTGCTTCATCTTGCCCTTGATGATGCGCTGGCCCGTGGCGTCGAAATCCCCCATCTGCATGGCACGGCCCTCGGGGACATCAGTACTGCGCTTCTGCTTGGCCATGTCAGACCCTCCGAAGATGTGGTGCGTTGGTGTTCTGCTGCCAGCCACGGGCGATCGCCTGGTGGCGGCGGCGCTCCATGATCCCGGCGGCCTTGGGGGCGAACGCCGGAGGGAGCTGGTGGGAGCCGAGGTACTTCATCTGGGCCGACTTCACGGCCTCCGGCGCCACCTGGGGGAGGTTCATCCCGAGGCTGACTCCGGCGGGGGCGAGCGCCACCGGCTTGGGCCTGGCAGGCCGCCCGGCAGCCCCCGACTGGCTGAGCGCCGCCATGGGGTTGCCCCCGAGCTGCGTCACCGATGGCATGGGGATCTGTCCGGGGAGAGCCATTACGGCCTGCCTAAACGGTACAGCGCAGCGTTGCCGTGCTCGTCGTCGATGTCGAACCGGCTCTCCTCGGAGATCTCCCCAGGCTCAGGCGCCGCAGCCTCCATGCGCTCCCGCTTGGCTGCGGCCGAGCCAGGATGAGGCGGCTGCCTGGACGAGTCGAACCGGGAGTCGCTGCCCCCGGCTCCCATCAGCCGACCCGAGCTGCGTTGTTGCGAACGAGACGGGCTTCGGAGCCCTGGACCCGCTCGAACGTGGGGTGGTCGCTCTGGGCGCCCTGGACGAACTCGCCAAGGGCGACGGGGGCCTCGATCCACGAAGCCGAGCCGACGTGTGCCCGCTCACGGGTCGTCTCCTCGGGGGTCTTGATCGTGGTCACCGGGCCGGACGAGGTGTCGCCGTAGGCGCCCTGGGCGAAGCCGGAAGGAATGTCGGTGTCGGTGGCAACGCCCTCCTCGAAGCGGAGAGGCCCCTTGTTGCCGGGCGGGTTGGCGGCGACGGCCGACTCGTAGCCGGTGGCGGGTGCGTAGGACATGATGGGCTCCTTGCGGACGGTGATGCCTGGTCAGTATTGCATATGGATATGGGAGAGGGAAGCTACCGGAGGAACTTCGCCCTGAGCCACGTCTGCCGTTCCGCTAACGATGCGGTCTCAGGGTCCCGCCCGAACTGAAGCTGCTGGAAGTTTCCTCGATGCACAGTGTCTATCCCGCCGTGCTCCACCCGAGTGTCGGCATAGGTTCGAGAGGCTCCGCTGAAGTCCCGCATGTCGTCCCGAGCGGGGCCGTCAGGGTCGGCGTATCCCTCCCACTGTGCCTGGCTGAACCGTGAGTATGCCCCGCCAGGATCGGCGACGGCCGGAGGCTGGTAGCTCGGGTGCGGACGATGGTGTACATCAGCGAAGGCGTCGGCGAAGCCCTCTACCTTGGCCATGGCGTCGGCGGTCTTGCGGTGCGATCCGAGCTGCGTCAAGGCGGCGCCACTACGCACACCGGGTTCGCTGCTGGTATCCAGTCCTCCGGTGCGGCTGATGGCGTCCATATTCGAGATGCCCTGGGCGTGCCAATCCTGCTGGTGACCCAGCTCATGGATGACCGTGCTGTCCTCTACAAAGTCAGGACGAACCACGATGTTTCCGCCCATCGGGGAGTACGACCCAGCACTGCCGGGGTTGGCAGGCTGTCCGACGTTGATCTGCGTGCCCGAAGCAGAGAGGGTGCCTGGTCGATGGCGCATCAACGTGCTCATGGGAACCGTCGAGCGAGCGATGTTCTCGTGGACCTGCTGACGGGTCATGTCGGTGGCAACAGCCTCACGGTAGCCCCGGTTGCTCTGCCCATCGGGGTTCTCGCCCCTCACCTCGGCGCCTGTGTAGATACCACTGAGGGCGGCGTCCGTCCGGGGGTTGTCCACGCCGTTGACCTGCACGTCCACAGCACTACGCACATCGTTGAGCCGGTTGGGGCTGAAGCCCTTGTGGCCCACCTCGTCGCCGGTCCGGTTGGCGGCGTTCAGCCGTCGGTTCGAGAACAGCGTGCCCTGCTGGCCGTGGCCGCCGGGGCCGGGCTCGTTCGGCTTGAACTGCGGGCCACCGAAGTCGGCGAGATTCACCATCAGAGGTGCTTCTGCCAGTCAGGATGACCCTTCTTGACCAGCTGGATGCGGTCGGGCGTGATGTCATCGGGGTGGAACTTCGTGGCCGTCGGCTGACTCGAATCGGTCTGGAGGTCCAGGCCCGACACGTTCACTCGCCAGCGGTCGTAGCCGAAATGCGAGGCGTCGTTCATGCTGGAGCCGTACTCCGAATGGCTCAGCGGCGCCATGTAGACCCCCTTGGGGAGGTCAGGGGCGTTGTACGGCACCGACGCTCGGAGACCCGTCGATCGAATCGACTCTCGGTCGGTCAGATGCGACTCGTGATAGAGGAACTGCTTGCCGGAGAGGTTGTTTGCAGCGCCCACGGGGCGATGATACCCCCTATCGGCGGTTGAACCAAGGAGCTTCGGTCTCCTCGACCGTCTCTACGGTGTCATTCAGGCTCATCGCACAGGCGATGGCGAGGGAGTCCACGTAGTCGTCGTGGACGTTGCGGTTGCCCTCGGGGCCGGGCTCGTTCGGCTTGAACTGAGGACCGCCGAGGTCGGCGAGATTCACCATCAGAAGAGCGTCTCCTTCTGAGGCGTGCGTGCGGGGCGTGTGGCAGGAGCGTTGGCTCCTGCGAGGAACGTCGGTGGCAGCGGCACCTCAGGGCGTGCTGTTTCAGCCTCACGACCGCCTAGGTATCCCCGCATGGACATGTTACGCACATCCAGGGAATCCTTGGCCCAGGAGTCTCGCCGGTCTTTCATGGCGCCCGGCACGGAGGACTCGTCGTCGTTGAAGAATGAAGGAGCTGCGTGGTCGATGCCCATGTGACCCAGCATTCCGGCGCTGTCAGGAGAGAGGGTGTCACTTGGTGTTACTGCCCCCATCCGGCGGGCCACGACGTTGACGAGGCCACGAGCCAGACCCTGGCCCTGGTGGTCGGGGTGGACAGCGAGCATATCGGCGCTGCCTGGGGTGTAGTTGAACAGCTCGCCCTGCCGCTGGCCCGGGACCGAGATGTTGTCGTACGCCCCACCGACGAAGGTGTCCATCGGATCTTCATCTTCCCCCAGCGCTTCATGTGGGTGGGCGCTTGCTCGGGTCCCAAACAACGTCCCGACGATCTTGCCGGTGCTTGGGTCCTTGGCGTGGGCACGCATGGCTCCACCCTCATACGTGGACTCGAACTGATAGTCACCCTGTTGACGAATAGCCATCAGAACAACGTCTCCTTCTGAGGGGCGACACGAGATGGCCGAGAAGCGGGGGCGGTTGAGCCCGCCAGGAAGCTCGGGGGAGTATGGGCGGCAACGGTATCATCCCGCAGGGTGTCACCCTCGCCAGAATCCGCCACTACACCGGGCCAGTTGCCCTCCAACTGGCGCTCCCTACCCCAGAGGAGCTGCTCCCCCCAGGAATCTCGGCGGGCCTTGTCCTTCATCACCGACGCCTCGGCATGAGGGATGCCCATATGCCCGAGGAGCCCGGCGCTATCGGGAGTCAGGTCGGTACTTGGCCGAGCGGTGCCCACTCGGTTAAGAGCCACGTTCATCATGCCTCGCCCGAGACCCTGGCCTTGGTGCTGAGGTGACACAGCGAGCATGTCGAGCTGGCCGGGCGTGGTGCGGAGCAACTCCCCCTGAGGTCCGTGCTGGTACGCAGCATGCGTCTCGAACTTCCCTCCCCACACGTTCGGAGTGTGCTTCTGGGGGGTGGCCTGCAACGTGCCCACCAAGTCGCCCTCGTGGAAGGCGCTCACGTTGATGTCACCTTCACTATCTCGGGAGGTAGCGAACTGGTAGTCCCCACGCTTGCGGATGCTCACCAGGCGATGATACCCCCTATCGGCGTGCAAACCAAGGAGCTTCGCTCTCCTCGACCGTCTCCACCGTGTCGTTGAGGCTCATGGCGCAGGCGATGGCGAGGGAGTCCACGTAGTCGTCGTGGACGTTGCGGTTGCCCTCGGGGGCCTGCACCATCATGAACTGGCTCTTCATCACCTTCTCGGCATCCGACATCTGCTGGCGGAAGTTCTTCCACACCCGCATCCGCCTGGCCTTGCTGTGGCCGGGGTAGGTGATATACCTACGCTGGAGCAGCTGGATGAGGTGCTTCCAGCGCTCGCTCTGGTTCTTCAGGTCGGAGTCCACGCCGATGACCTCGCAGCGGTGGCCCAGCATGCGCTCCAGGCGCTCGACCACGGGCGAGCCCATGCCCTGCTTGTCCACGCCGACGTAGGCCAGCTTGTAGGGCGCCAGGAACTCGGCGATCTCGAAGTACTGGTTCTCCCAATCGGTGTCGTTGATCTCCAGCCAGTTGAGCACCCGGTGCTCCCGGTACCCGGCGGCGTCGGGGTTGTCCCAATCGACCCAGCAGACGGTGACCACCGTGGCGTCCTTCACCCGGGCCACGTCGATCCCGGCCACGCAGGCCGAGGTCGTCCACCCCTTGGTGATCTCCATCCTCTTGTCGGCGAGGTCGTCCAGGTCATCGTCGGCGATGAGCATGCCTCGTTCGAGCTGCCACTTCACGGCGAAGCTCATCTGGAACTCGTCGGAGTCCTCGCCGATGCGGAGCTTCTCCTTCTTGATGAACTTGGAGTAGTTGGGGTTGTACTTCTCGACCGTCTTGTAGTCGTACTCGAAGTGGTTCTCCTTCTGACCACGCCGACCGGCGGCCATGAGGCGCTTGTTGCTCATGATCGCCTTGTAGAACCCGCCCTTGACGAAGCTCGGGGTGCCGATCTTCACCATGGTGCCCGCCGTCGAGGCGAGCATCGGGGCGATCGACTTGTCCATCATCGTCTCGTCGGCCTCCTGGGCCTCGTCAATGATGCAGATGTGGTAGCTGGAGCCCTCGATCTTGGCCCGGGAGTTGCAGGTCTGGCGCCGGGCGAAGGAGCCGTTCTTCAGCTTCAGGAGCTTCGACTTGACGCTGGCCTTCTCGTCAATCTCGGGGTCGTTGAGGAAGGCGACGGCGTGCGGGCTCGTGAGCTTGTCGGCCACCCGGTTGTAGATGATGTCGGCCTGGCCGTCGGTGGGGGCGAAGAGGCCGATCCACACGCCCTTCTTGAACTTCTCCAGGATCTTGAACGTCTTGGCCAGCTGCGGGAACAGCACCGAGACGCCAGCGATGACCATGGCGAGTGTCTCACTCTTGCCCGACTGGCGGCACCAGAGGGCGGTGATCTCGTCGGCGTCGCCCAGGATGAGTGACTCCACGATCCGGTAGGCGAGGCCGTACTGGTAGGGGTGGAGCTGCACGTCGCAGAGGGCCTCGCAGAACACGATGGTACGGCGCACGAGGTCGTCCACGAACTTGGCGCTCTCCTCGTCCAGCTCCGGCACCTCGGGGATGTCGTCGTCGGTGAGGAAGTCATCGTCCGGCGCATGGTCGGCATCGTACATGCGCAGCGCATCGGGATCGCCGAGGTCGATCGCCTGGTCCGGGTCCATGACGTAGGTCATACCGTCGGATCATAGCGGTATCGGGCAGCAATGCCCAGGGTCACTGGCCGGGGCCGACTACCACAGGCATGTCGTAACGAGGGACACCCTCCGTGGCATTCGCGGTTCCGGCCCCGACCAGTGGCACGGGAGGAGGGACTCGAACCCCCAACATTCGCCTCCAGAGGGCGACGCTCTGCCAAATTGAGCTACTCCCGAATGACGAAGCGCCGACGGCTACCCGACCCATCCCCCAAGGAGAAGCCTGGTCGCCGTCGGCGCTCGTACTCAGCCGTCGTGCAGCGGGATGCTGTTGACGGTGCCTCGCCAGATGTCGCCCTGCGAGAGGCCGACCCAGCTGAGGCTCGTGTAGTTGGCGATCGTCACGCCGAGGGACGCCTGGGCGTGCTGCATGGTCGCCGTCACGGCGTCCTCAGCCTCCCGGAGCGTGTCAGCGGGGATCTTGAGATCCATGACCACCTCGTCGTTGACGGTGACCAGTACCTCGTAACGGCACAGCGGGGCCGGGAAGTCCAGCTCCAGCTGCTCGTAGGTGGGGGTCATCGTGTCCATGGTGACATACTACCCGGAAAGTAGATGTATATACAAGTCAATTTCTCGACAGGATGGCATCCATGGCTAGGAGTGCCTCTTCGGCCTTCCCCCGGGACTGCTCCAGGGCGTACATCCTGGCGTCCTTCTCCAGGCCACCACGGAGCGACAGCTCGTACATCCGGGACGCCTCCATGAGGCCGGTCTCCACGATGATCGCCAGCTCCTCAGGCGCCAAACTGGCCAAGCGGGAGGCGAGCTTCTTGGGCTGGGCCTTCGTCGGGAGCGGGCGGCTCTTCCGCTGGTCCTTCGGGAGCGAATTGGCCAGCTTCTGGCGGCTGGAGAAAGCGACGGGCATCTTCGGTACATCCTGACGTGTCGAGGAACGGCATCCACACCCCGTAGTCCGGGTCGAAGTGGTACACCATCTTAGCTCCGGGGTAGAGCAGTTCGTACAGCATGCCCTCCGCAGGCGGCGAGAGGGGGTACGGAGGCAGCTCCGGCGGCGGGTTCCAGATGCCGATCTCCTCGGGGGTGACATCGAGCGGGGGGAGCGGGTTCGAGCCCGGACGGCCCCAGCCGAGCTGGTACTGGCCTCGGAAGCCCTTGAACACCAGGCCCCGGCCCCGACGGTAGGGCTCCTCGATCTCCACGAGGAAGCCGCCCTCGATGGGCCACTTCGGCCGGTCGGAGTTGGGGATGAGGTAGAAGCCGTCCAGGAAGGACTTCAGCCAGCTCACTGGCGCACCCGGCTCTGCACGCCGCCACGCTGCGGGTTGCTCGGGGCGTTGATCTGGTCGGGCGTCATCGGCTCGTAGGGCAGGCCGTCGAGCACCCGGTTGATCATCTTGCCCTTGCTGACGGCACGGGCGAAGCCTCGGTAGATCTCGTAGCTGCCCTGATATACATACCCCTCGGACGGGGGGCGGTTGCGCCAGCGCACCTGAAGCTCCCCGGTGGCGTGGTCGTAGCGGTACGACGAGACACGGGTCGAGTTGGGCGTCTCCACCCACGGCGTGAGGTCGTGGCGGGGGTCATCGGCGGCCTGATACTGGCTGGGTCCTGGCATGGAGACACTCTACCACCATCGAGTGGGCGCCCGGTAGGGGCTATCGAGAGTAGGTCATATCCGATACGATGCGGCGAAGCAACACCACAAGGAGCCCGTCATGCTGTCCACGATCACCCACGTCCTCCAGGCAGTCCTGCCCGGCGAGGACTCGCCCAAGGACCCGACCATCGTCCACTCCCTCCAGATGAACCTGAGCTACCTCACCTTCATCATCGGCACCGTCGTGCCCCTCGTCGTCGCCTGGCTGAAGCGCCAGACCCTCTCGAAGCCGCTCCAGGTCGGCCTCATGATCCTCGTCAACGTCATCGTCGCCCTCCTGCGCCAGGTCCTCGCCAACAAGGGTGTCCTCGACGCCCAGCTGGTGCGTGACTTCTTCGGCCAGATCATGACGACCGGCATCGGCTACCAGCTCATCATCAAGCCCCTCGGCCTGGACGACATCGGCCCCGGCATCGTGGGTCCGAAGAACGCCGCCGTCGATCCCGAGACCGGCAACATCGGGCTGGCACCGTGAGCGGCACCGTCGAGGAGCTGCTCGCCGTCACCAAGGCCGAGGTGGGCTACCGGGAGCACGGCCGGAACCGCACCAAGTACGGCGAGTGGTTCGGCTTCAACGGCGTGGCCTGGTGCTCGATCTGGGTGGCCTGGTGCCTCGCCCGCATCGGCATGGACCCTCGGCCACTCATCGACAACTACGCCTCGGTCGAGCTGGCCTTCAAGGGCTGGAAGCGGCTCGGTCGGTACGTCGGGAAGATGGACATCCGCCCCGGCGATGTCCTGTGGCTCAAGTTCCCCACGGGCAACCACACCGGCTTCGCCATTTCCAAGCCCTACCGCCGGGGCCTCATCTGGTACGTACGCACCCGTGAGGGCAACACCGCCGTCGGCAACGATCGCAGCGGCGGTGGCGTGGACGAGAAGGAGCGCAAGCTCTCGATCATCGTCGCCGCCGCCCGGCCCGCCTACAAGGACAGCAACCAGGCCCCGGCCCAGCCGCCCGCCAGCACGACTCCGGCGCCCACCGGCCAGGTCTTCGTGCCCGTCGAGCGGACCGGCGTCTTCAAGAGCCAGCGGGGCGCCAACGTCTTCGCCCTCCAGATGGAGCTGGCGGCCGTCAGCCCCATCTTCGACGTGGGCTCCGAGGCAGCATGGCAGGCCGAGCGCAACGCCACCGAGTACGGCCCCCAGACCGAGTGGCGGGTCATGACGTTCATCAACGTCCTGCTCCTCAACGGCAACCACGAGTTCCAGGGTCACCCCACGGCGCTCGTGAGCCCGAACCTGTACAAGGCCCTGGACTTCGTGTTCTGGGTCCACACCAAGCAGCAGCCCGTGGCTGCCAGCTGATAGGGAGTATCACCTCATGAGTGACGAATACATGGAGTCACACCCGACCCTCCTCTCCGTGGAGATGGGCCTCACCGAGGACATGGTGCCGGTCATCGTGTTGCGCCTCGGTGACGAGATGGTCGCCATGGACACCTCCGATGCCGCCGCCCATGCACGGGAGATCCTCGCTACGTGCGCCCTCACCGACCAGTTCGCCTCGGAGATCGTCGGCCTCGACCGAGATCAGATCCAGCAGAAGGTCTACGACCTCCAGGCGAAGCTGGCAGGGCAGGCCGTCGAGTACGCCCAGAAGGAAGACCTCCGGGGCCAGGCCGGGCTGAACTAGAGGGTGTTGTTCAACGCCCTGAGCAGATCAGCCAGCCGGAACACGGTCAGCTCCTCCGAGCAGGAGTCGCACCCCGCCCAGATCTCCTCGATGCTGCCGTCGAGTGAGAAGCTGGCCGCCGGGGAGCCGCAGTTCGGGCAGAGCTTGGGCAACTCCCTCCCGGTGACCAGCCGCACCAGCGACTGGAGCAGGGCCTCGTTCACCTCCGGCGCCAGGGGATCGGGTTCGGCGTGATGCGGGCCTCGTTCAGCTCCTCCAGCATCTTGCGCTCCTCGTCGGCGGCGGCATCGGCTGCCGAGAGGTACACGGCGCCGTAACGGGCTGCGTCGAGCCCTGCCTGGGCGAGGCTGGTGATGGCTCCCACGCCGCCGCCGATGACGGCGAACTTGGCTGCGTCCTTCTGTGTGTCGGTCATGATAGGAGTGTGACACTCATCTATCGACTTGTCAACTCCCCCATTACAGCGGGGAGCCCCCGACCCGAAGGCCAGGGGCTCGTCCACCTGTCGTCATGGCGTTTGCGACACCAATTTCCTACCACATATCGGCCACGGACTGCGCCCACGTTGGCTGTAGAGAATCTTCGCTCTGCGATCCTGCTCTGTCCGGGAAGCTGCGGCGGGATCCCCGCCACCGGGTCCGACGCCAGCCCACGTTCGGTAGTCGAACTGGTAGGCGCCTCGGTACTTGCCGTTCGGGCTGATGGCGCCGTAGTTGCCGCCGGACTCGCACTTCCGCAGGGCGGCCCAGGACGCCTCGGTGGCCTGCTTGGCCAACCGCACCTCGGGAGGCCGGGAGGCGACGTAGGACGCCAGGCTGGCGGCCTGCTCCGGGGTCACCTCCACGCCGACGCTGCGGGCCACCTCACGGACCTGCTCGGGCGTACACGCCGAGACGGTGAGGATGGCCAGGACACTGACGATGAGCACCCTGACGGGTCTCTGCATTAGCTTGCTCCTTGTTAGGGGACATGGCAGCGGCCCCACCGAGAGTGATCCGGAGATCGCCCTCAGTGGGGCCGTAACACCACTGTAACACGGAACAGGGGCGGTGTCTACATCAGTCGGTCTCGCCGAGCAGGGCCTCGATCTGGGCGTGCCCGTCCACGATGGCATCGGCCAGCTCCTCGATCGACCGCTCGTCGGTGGCCTCGGTGGGCTCATCGCCCCAGAAGACGTAGTGGAACCCGTCGATGGCCTTGCGGACCGAGTACTTCCGTGGCGGGTCACACTTCGGCCCGATGCGGGTCGCCATCGTGCGTACCGACTTGATATCCATATCAGCCGGGACGGGGAGATACTCACTCTCCGGCAACTCCCGGATCTTGGCCGAGAAGCTCTGCATGGCCTTCGTCTTGGTCCGGTTGGTCGTGAAGGTGGGCCGCTCGGTGACGGTCTCGTAGGTGGCCTGTTGTGTAGACATGTTGTAAGTATCTCCTGTTGTCAACTAGAAGTCCAGGGGGAGTGATTAGTTCACATCCCCGGGAACTTCTGCTGGCCGGGCATCTGGCCCTCGGCCGCCGGGGTGGCGAGCAGGGCCTCGGTGGCGGGGTCGAGCTTGGACTTGGCCAGCTCGTCGGCTTCCTGGCGCCGGAGGGCGTCCTGAGCCTCGGCAGCACGCACCAGCTCGGCGCCGAGGCGGCCGACAGCCTCCTCGTGCCACGCCAGATTGAACTCGTTCAGGAGCTTCTTCAGCCGCTCCTTGCCCTCAGTGGTGACCGTGGCGGTGGAGCGCACGACGTTGTTGATGGCCATGGTGAGGCGGTTGGGGTCGCTGATGAGGTCGTCGTGGGTCCGCTGGATCTCGGCGGCCTTGCGGCGATCCTCGTCGGCCTGCTTGGTGATCTCAGCGTGGGAGACCTTCAGCTGGTCGATGGCGTCCTCGTCGCCGAGGCGGGAGACGAGGTTCTCGACCATCGGGACGACCCGGCTCTCGATGAACGTACGGCCCATGATGCCGTCACGCAGCATGTCGAGGGTCTCGGTGTGGTCGATCCGCTGGGGGGCGGCGGTGGGGGACGTGGGCATAATGTGATACTCCTTATCGGGCGGCCTACAGGCCGAGCTTGGTCTTGGTGGCCTGGACGGTGCCCTGGCTGATGCCGAAGTGGCGGGCCATGGCGGCGAGCGAGCCGTGCTGGGCCTGGAGCTTCTTGAACTCGGCCTTGGTGAGGCGCCCGGCCCACTTCGTGTCCACCGAGCCGATGACGGGGCGAGCGGGGGCCTTCTTGGCAGCAGGACCGTTCGGCGCTGCCTTCTCGGCCTTGTGGGGCTTCAGGGCACGCTGGCGCCGCTTGTCGGCGTTGCTGGCCTTCTTGGCGGGGCGGCTGCGGTGCGAGCGAGTCTCCTCGTTGACGATGGCGGCCAGCGTGGGGTCGAGGTCGGCGGGGGTCAACTCGTCACCGGGAAAGAGCACCTCGACCACGGGCTCCCACACCTTGTCGGCCCAATCGGCGCCCTGGGGCACGTCGTCCACGACCCGCATCTTGAGCGCCCGGCCCTTCGGGTACCCGAGATCGACGTTGATCACGTCACGGGGGTCGATGGTGACGAGCAGGTACCGGCCGTTGTTACGGTCGTAGTACGCCTTGGCACCCTTCCAGGGGCCGAAGTGGAGCCCGTTCGAGCAGGCAGCCCGGCTGGAGTCGGTGAGCTTGGGGTTGTCGATGAGCTTCTGGTCGGCAATGACCTCGCCGATGGTGTACCGGATCGTGCCGGTGTGTCGGTCGTAGTAGTCACTCCGAACGCTCTTGACGAAGAGCAGGTCGCCCTCGGTCGTGATCGGCGTACCCCAGCGGTCCATGAGCTGGCAGAACATCTCGATGGCGTCACGCCACGGGTTCTGGCGGCACTTCTCCAGGCACAGGTACCACGGGTCCACGTCGCCGCCCTGGGCGATGATGTCCAGCACCTTCTCGGTGAGCACCTTCGGGACCTTGATGTCGTCCACGTAGAGCACGTCTTCCCCATCCTCGTGGCGCACGTGTGCCCCCGGCAGCTTGCCCAACACCGTCACGGCCGCCTTCTTCACGTCCATGAGGGCAATGATGTCCTCGTCGGTCGTCTTGGGGTCGTGGATGGCCGCCAGCACGGCGTTGACGACGCCGACGTTGGTTGCAGGGGCCGAGAGCGGCTTGCCGCCGACGAACACCTGGAGGGTGTTGCTGGTGTGGATGTACTTGTAGAAGGCTTGCCGGGTGGCGGTCATTGTGGTGATACTCCTTATCGAGCGGGGTAGGGATGGTAGAGGTCGATGTACATGCTGACAGCCTCGGTGATGCCGTCAGGCGTGCGCTCCTCCTTGGCGGGAGAGAAGAGGAGCGGGAAGTGGTTGGCGATGCGCCGGGCACGATCCTGCGCCTGGTAGATGGGCTTGGCCCGCCCCGGTCGGTCGAAGAACCGGGCCACCAGGGTCTCGTTCAGACTCGGCAGCTTCACGTCGGACTCCCAGCCCAGAATCTTGGTGATGATGTCCTCCCTGCTGATGATGTCTCGGTCATAGCGCATCCCGTAGCGGTACTTCCCGTCGGTGTAGCAGTCGTGCTTGACAGCCAGCTCTTCCAGCGTGTCAATCAGCGTCTTCCGCCCGATAAGAGTATCATACTCATCGACCAGATGCGAGTGTGACTCCCTCAAGGACCGCAGGTAGGTGTTCACCTCCCACTTCGGGTCCGGCTTGAACCTCTTCTGGCCGGTCTCGGTGAAGCCCAGGATGGTCGGCAGAGGCCCGAGCCCCAGGACCCGGAAGAGCCGTTCCAGGCGGGTGTCGAGGTGCAGCTGCGGCACGTGCTCGACGCCCTTGCGGTGCCAGTGCGGCTGGTCGGGCTGGTCGTCGCCGAGGCCATCGACCAGGAAGTGGTCACGCAGACCCTTGCCCGGGGAGCTGAACCAGAGGTAGCGCTCCGGGATCTCGGTGACACGCTCGAACATCTCGGTGTTGCCGTT